TGCTGGAATGACTAATTGAAAGACACCTGGTGATTTACCAATGATACCAGGTTGGTCATGTACTACTTGAACAAGGCTTTCCAAATTAGTGGCAACTCCACTAACATAACCTGCTTCATACGCTTCTTGAGCTTTTGCATAGTTTCTTCTGTAACCCCAAACTTCGATACCTGCTTTCATCATACGGCGAGACATACCCTCACCCATACGACCTAATCCAATTAAACCTACTTTCATTTTTGTTCCGATGATACTAATGTTACTGAACTCAAATCACTTACATTCGGTGGAAATGGGTCGCGATCTTTTTCTCTTACTGTTAAACGATCAGGATCAATAATCCTCATCGCTTCATATAATTCTTGTGCATGATGCAATTCATCATTCATCACACTGCATATATCTATATCAGATCCATCAACCTCCACCAGATATTTCATGTATGTTTCCATAGCATGAATTTCTATTTCGTAGGAGAGATGGTAAGCAGCGCGAGGAGATACCCAATAATAAACCACGTTGATCCAATAATAGACAAGTACGAGGTGTCTGGCAAAAAAGCGATCAATCCAATAAGCATTACCGCCCCTAGATTCCATGATCTCCAGATGTTCTGTTTCATTGACTGATTGCTCAAAGTGCTGTTTCATCAAATAAATGTGCCATTGCCCACGCAAACCTAATGATTCACGTAAGTGAAGCACACTTAAAAAAGCAAAATATGGTGCCCTTGCTATCTCCTCAAGTACCCAAAATCTCTGAAAATGACGACCTTGATACAGGAAGTCTAAGATAGCAACTGTGATATTTAAAGTAACTGTATTTAATTTTCGCATTAGTCGCCTCCGCTTCTAACACCTAATAGATAACCAAGTAACACACCACTCAACCAAGCAACATAGATGTAAAGAACATATTCAATAAATTGAATAAGTTCAACGATCGTCATCATCCTCATACAAAGGACATGGCTCTTCAAATAGATGTTCCATTCTAAGTTGTTTGATACGCTCGTTGAGTCCTTTGTAGAACTCCATCTTTTCGTTTTCTTCCATTTAAGATTGTAGTGTGATTTTTAACCATGGAAAAATTGGATCAATCACGCCGATGAGTCGAAGTAGACCCTCAGCAAAAAGTGCAAGAACAACCCAACCAACACACATTGAAATAATTGAAGCATTACGATTGTGTTTGCGTATTGCGTCATCAATCATCTCCTGACACTCTTCACGAGTGATATAGTGAACTGGTTTGATTTCATCCATCCTGTGAGACATTAGGTAAGTTGTCCATCGGGTCAGGTCCTCCCGAAACTATAGCACATGCGCGTCGATAATAGAAATTGTCTGTATTTCCTGATGCTTCTAAAGCTTCTTTGACTCTCACCCAATTTTCGTAGGATGTTTTGTCCATTTGTTTTTTAGTTTGAAATACTTACTAGCTATTATAATAAATACTTTCAAACTTGCAGTAAAGTGTTCATTTCGTAACACTCCTTAAGCAAATATTAAATTTTAAACGGAAAAGGTGGGATTCGAACCCACGGATGCTCTCACATCGCTGGTTTTCAAGACCAGTGCCATCAACCACTCGACCACTTTTCCTATCGAACTTCAAAGTTCAGTTTACGAACTTTGCGTTGTCTTCGTTCTTCTTGCCAACGAATATCTTCTTGAGAAAGAACATTTTCTTTCTTACTTGTATAAGAGTTTAACATAATGACCTGTGATAGGTCAACTGCAGAGATCTTGTCCCCGCGAATAGTAGTCATATTATCGCAACCACAAGAGACTGCCTTGCTTGGATGCCCAATCAACTCCTTTCCACAGGAGCGGCATCTTACCTTTATAGTGTCCATTTTTATAATGTGTTCCTTCTTTCACAGAAGTCTTTCCACATCTATTTATCAATCCCAAGGCATTATTTCAATGATGGTATCATCACCACCCATAATATCACCATCAATCGATGATTCTATCTTGGTATCAATATCTTTTACCCACTGAATTATCAAATCTTCGGTGATATTACTATAAGCAACAGGAACTTCCTCAAGTCCAACACGAGAAGTGTTTAGTCCAATATTAGCACCGCGTGAACTCTGAGTTGTAAGAATACCAGATGTGTTTATACCAGTACAAGTATACCCAACATGATATACAATATCATTATAAGTTGTAATTGAGTTATCAAAAGAACGATACTTCTTCAGATAATCGATTCTCCAAATAAAATGAGTATCCACTTTTTTTCTTCCTATTTATGAACGCCAGGGCAAATTTCTAATATAAGTTTCGTCATTACCAGTTATCTCTGCTTCTACTAAATTCTCAGTATCAGTCTTCACTGAACTCAACCAATCCAAAACAATTTCTTCTGTTAGATTATCATAAGAGATTGGATTTGAAAGACTATCGGTAGAAAGAGTCAGTTTTCCACCCACACTGTATTCTGTCCTTATAGTGCCATGACGATTTTCTCCAGTGCAGGTGTATCCCACTTCATAAACAATATCACTATACTCACCAAGAGAGGAATACTTTCTTAAATGATCTATCTTCCAAGTATACCTGGTCATTGTTTTTCTTTTTATTTATGGGCGATGAGGGATTCGAACCCCCGACCTACTCCGTGTAAAGGAGCCACTCTACCGCTGAGTTAATCGCCCAATGATGTTATTATATCATAGATTTTATTCTACGCCAACCCTCCAATTATCAAAGTTCCAATTTTTCCATTGACCATACTTTTCATTACCATTTGGATCATCAACCATTCTTTTAAATTTTTCATCAGGTTTAAATGGAAGTGATTTTGCATATTCCCAAAACTCAGTATCATATTTTGATCCATATTGATAATGCCATAATATAATATTTTGAAGTTGTTTCATTTGAGTTCTAACATTTTCATTGCAAGATCTCCAATCATTTTCACCAAATATACCATCCCAAGATTGTCGGCATATATCTTCATACAAACCTAAAGAAGTTGCTTCAAGAGGTTCTATAAATCCATACATATTTCCCTGATAGATTGTTCTACTTCCGTTATAGAAGTTTTTCGCCATATAATTTTCAAAGACCATTTCACCATCAACTTCATCAAGTTCAAATCTACTTAAGAAATCAACAGTAGCATCCTCCTTAGAAGTTATTGCGTTGTTGTAAAGATAACCATACGAAACACTATCAATGTTTGGTATAACAAATGTCCAACCATTTGGAGTAGCAACACACCTAGTATAGTGAAGATCTATATCTCTTCCAGGTTTCTTACAGAGTAGAACTGCATTCAAGGGATTTATGAGAGTTTCATACTCTTCCTTATTTCTATTATGCCTCCCTCTACAATCAAATATTACATCAGCATCTATTTCTTGCTCTGGATTTTTAATTTCCTTTTCTATAGGATTAAAATACCCAGAGTTCAAGACAACTTTAGATAACTTCTGTGGGACAAAATGTATTGACATGTCCGACAAATTAAAATGGTGAAATATCTTTTCATTTTTCTTTCCCCAGTTTTCGTATAATATACCAGACTTGTTAGTTGCTCCAATTGGATTATTATACCAATTAATATCTAAAGACTTTGATATTAAATCAGCAATACGCAAGACAGTTCCTTGCCCAACCCTTTCAATAGGATGCTGTTTTGGACTGTGATAAATGTCTATTTGATGATCTATTTTAAGATGCTTATGATAGTGAAGAGCAGTAATACATCCAGCATTACCTGCTCCAACAATAGCAATTTTTATCATTTATCTTCTAACATGTACTCCACGGTTTTGGCAACATCTTCCATTGCATCACGCAGAACTGGGCGTTGTCCTGCTTCCATCCATTTTGTATCTTTCTCATCAGTGAGAGTCCAACGCCATTGACCCATACTCTTGGAATACCAGAGATTAATTTTCATTTTAACCAGTCCTCAGGAAGATATTCGGCACATTCGCCAGGGTTTGCTCTACAATACTTTCTCACTACACCATGAATATCATGTTCCATCGTATGGTGTGCATGATTGTGTTGGACTCCAATTAGAATTAAAAAACCCACTAGCAATACGTTGAAATGAGTAACGGGGGATAGTAAAATCCTTTTCATTAAAAAGGGGGTGCCGTCGCACCCCCATCATAGCATCTAGATGTATTGCTGTCTATATCAGAAGTTGTACTTGACGCCCAACTTACCACCTACGCCAAGATCATCCATGAACTCATCTTCAGCAGTGATGAAGGAAAGTTCACCATAGACGCCAACAGCATCAGAGACAGGGATGCCAACGCCTGCTTTACCAGAGAAGCGAGTGCTGTTCTCAGCACCATCAGCAGCGACGATCGCTGGACCCGCTTGGACGTAGTAGGATGCAGCACCTACTTCGCCTTCATATCCCAGATGGATGTCTGTAGTCGCCCCGGTGTAATCGTCGCCCGTCCAGCCAGCATTGGCTTCCACGTTGACGTAGGGACCTGCAAGGGCAGGTGCTGCCATCAAAGGAGCAGCGGCAGCAAGTGCGATTGCGGATTTGAACATTAGTTAGTACCTCGTTATTTTTACTTGTGGAATGGTTACCCACAGATGAAAGGGGAATCGACATCTCCCCGTTGTTACCTTTTGTAACAAATTGACAAAAGGTCTAATATTTATACTAGGTATAAATTCGGATAAACTTCGGATATCCGAAAGCGGGAGACGAGATTCGAACTCGCAACAACCTGCTTGGAAGGCAGGGACTCTACCGTTGAGTTACTTCCGCAAGTGGTGGGGGAAGTATCCCCCGACACATCCTTCACACGGATGAACACATTATAAAAGAAAGATGTTATGTGGTCAAGCCCCCAGTCGGATTTGAACCAACGACCTACGCTTTACAAAAGCGTTGCTCTACCGCTGAGCTATAAGGGCGGCTCCCCCGGCAGGATTCGAACCTGCGACCAATCGATTAACAGTCGATGGCTCTACCGCTGAGCTACAGAGGATTAGGCAGGCAAGGAGGGACTCGAACCCCCAATCAACGCTTTAGAAGAGCGTGGCATTATCCATTATGCTACTTGCCCTTGAATGTATACAGTATAGCGTTATTTTCAGAAAACGTCAAGCTAAATAAAAATAAATCAACTATATACACATGAAAAAAGCTCTGATTGCTTTTGGTATGCTTTTGATGACGACACCTGTTTATGCTGGTGGTCTTGTTAGTAAACACTCAGCAAGTGTTCAACTCTCCGTTGATGCTGCTAGAACAACTGCATCGAGAATCGGGAGTTCGTTCTCCATATCAGGTAGTAATATTGACACTACGAACGGGTCAGTTGCAAATACAGTCTCTACTGGTACTATTACAGATGGGATTTATTCTCCAGGAACAATTGCAGCCACACAAGATACTCCAGGAGCAGCATTTTCCTTCAGTCAGTCTTACACTCAAGGAGATGCTGTCCCAACTAGTGCTCCTACCGTAGGCACTGTTGGTAATTTGACAGGTCAAACATCTTATACTGCTGGTACTACTGGCGATCTTGCCGGTACTGTAACCTCGGCAAATGTACTTACGGTAACAGCAGGCGGAGCTGGTTCTACGGCAATCGGACAATTCGTTTCCGAGATCACTGTTATAGACTAATGACTAAACTACAAGAAGCAATCGGGCTAGGGTTGGTTCTTGGTATTATCCACGGATTAGTTCAACCTGGACATTCCGTGCCGGTTGTGCCAAACTTTACGCAGGGCTCGATGACTAGCCACACGGAGACAACTTCTACCGTAACTGAAACAATCAATTCTATGGATTATAATACAGGATATCAATATTCTGTAACTGGCAGTGGTATTGAACCAACCAGTGGAATTTTATCACCAACAACAGGTGATATTAATGTGTCAATTGAAGGAGTGAATTCAAAATGGACAGGAGTAACAGCAACTCCATCATTCAAACAAACAACACCAGGAGCAGCGTTTCAGTTTACGCAAACCGTTTCTGGTCCAGGTTTAAGCAACCACACGATTATTCAAAGGGAGACCACCGTTACAAGCGTAACAGACACTACAAGTATCTTCCAGCAATAATCGCATTACTATTTGCGGCACCCGTAAGAGCAGAAGGTGTTGGTGGCGTGTCTGCT